AGCTGCAACGGAAGGTGGAACTAAAAAGGCTTTACAAGCAATGGTTGCTGGGTTAGCAGGACCAGCAGGGGTTGGTGTTGCAATTGGTGTTGTTTCATCATTAGCAGTTACATTTAGCAAAGAAATAATTGCATTTTTTAAAGGACCAACTGCTGAATTAGAAGCGTTTAGAAAGAAACTTAAAGAAATTGCAGATGACATATACAAGTTAATTGGCGGAGAACAAACCAAAAGAACTAAAGGTATAATGTTAGCTGAACTTATTGTTGGTGGTGATAAAACACGACAACAAGAAGCATTAAAGCAATTAAAAGATTTATATAGTAATAGTGCTGCAATACAAAACGCAAAATTAGGTCAAGATAAAAAGTTTTATCAAACTTTAGTTAATCAAGCAGCAATGCAAGGTGATGCAACTGCTAAAGAAAAAAACAATCTTGAACAATTAAATGTTGCATACGCTGAAAATGCAAAAAATGAAAAGAAAAGAAATGATGCTTTAGCATTGGTTACTGGTCCAAAAAAAATGATTGAGTATGGACATTCTCATATAAGAAGTGTTGAATATCAAAGGGATTTAATAAATAAACAATATAATAAATTAGGTGATGATATAAAAAATAACATTGCTAGCCTTGAGGCAAATACATTTAGTCAATTAGCAAAAGTTACATTATTCCCAACTCCTGATAAAAATAAAGCTAAAGAATCATTAGATACATTAAAAGAATTTTCTGCTGCACTTAAATATGAATTGGCTCAACAATTAATGGATATTGAGAAATATAAAAAAATATTCAAAGATAAAGGGTTTGATAATGCGTTAATTCTTACCTATGGTGATAAAGGCGAAACTGCTGATAGGAAAAAGAAAATGGGTGAAGAAACTAAAAGGGTTACAGGAAAGGATAATAGTTTAGGAGAATTTTTAACAAAGGATGCGGCAGGTAGGATGAAGGGTTTTAAATTAGAAAGTGATAGAGTTGATGCACTTGCTAAATCTTATGAAAACTTTGCTAATTTATTAGCTGGAAGTGTAACAAATGGTTTAATGAGTGTTTTTGATGCTATGGAGCAAGGAACTAATCCATTAGAGGCGGTTGGTCAAATGTTTAGAAATATTGCAATGTCAATCGCTTCTGCGGTTATTCAAGCATCAATATTTCAAGCTATACTAACTGCATTCCCTGAACTAAAAGCAATATTTGCTGCTAGTGGTGCTTTACAAAGTGCATTTGGGTATTCAGGTCCAAGAGCAACAGGAGGTATTACAAACGGACCATCTTTAGGTTTAATTGGTGAAGCTGGTCCTGAAGCTATAATCCCATTAAGTAAATTAAGCGGAATGTTAAACACGACATTTAGTGCAGGTGCAATGAGTGGAGGTGGAGGTGCAAGTGGTGGTTCATTTGTATTAAGAGGACAGGATTTATTAGTAGCAATAAATAGAACACAAAAATCTTCATTCTTAAAAGGTCAAAACATAAGTTTAGTATAATGGCATACGGAATAAAATATAGATTAACACAAGCATTGAGAGATGGAACAAATTTATATGTAGATATTTACGAAAAAGATTACACTACTGATTTAGTAATAAATTATGATGCAGTAAATATTCAATTAAATTCTAATGCAAGTGAAGATGAACCATTGGCATCAATAATTTCATCTCAATTAAATATATCATTTCTTGTATCGGATGACAATTACGATGATTTTCCGCAGTTATTAAGTTTTGATGATAGAAAGTATTTTGTTAAATTATTAAATGAAGAAACTTTGTTATGGTGTGGATTTCTATTTAATGATTATGTACAAGTACCATTCACAACAGGATATATTCAAGTAGATATGATTGCCATAGATGGGTTATCATTTTTAGAATATAATACATTTGATTTTGTAGAAGAACAAACAGTTAATTCTTTATTTAATCATTTGGATACAATTGCAGAAATATTAAATGCAATACAATATCCTGAAGCTATTGATTTATTGACATCGTGTTCTTATTATGCTGAAGGAATGTTTACAAGGGAAGATGCTTCATCGGAAGAACCATTTGACCAAACATATCAATATAGAAGGGATATTCAAGGAGTAACATATTATCAAGTACTTGAATATATTGTTAAATCATTTGGTTGTAGGTTATTTCAATCTGATGGTAAATGGCAATTGTTAGCTATTAACGAAATGGCAAACGATACTAGATACTATACAAATTATCAAATTTATCCAAGTGTAGCTAATGCAGGAAGCGGTGTATTTGATAAAGATGTAACTATTGAGCCATACGCAGAAGGTAATGTTCATTTTATAAATAATAGTCAAACCAAAATAGTTAGAAAAGGATATCCAAAAATAAAATTAACATACGATTTTAATTATCCAAATAATTATATTCATAACGGAACATTTAAAGGATTGCAAAACTATACACCAACTCCTGATTCTTTGTCAGTATTTGGATGGTTTTTGTATTATTCAACAGGAACATACCCATCTAATATAATTGAAGTAGTACCTGATTCAAATTTTAATAATATAAATCTAATACCAGCAGCAAGTTCAGGTGCAACTGCATATATACAAAATGTTCCACCTGTGCCATTTAGTGAAACATTATACGCGCCATTTATGGTTGGACCACAATTTACTTTATCATTAGAACATATAATACTTCCTACAAGAATTGGTAAAGTAGAAATAAAATTAATTAGGGCAAGTGGTACATATTATTATAATAGTGCAAATACTTGGCAAACAACACAAACTTATTTAGATATTGATAACCCATATGATGCTGATACTTTTAGGAATGAATTTAATAGTTATTCTATTAGTGTTAATATGACAAGACCATCTATACCTGTTGGATTTGGAGACCAATGGGGAGGATTTGTAATAGTTAAAATATTTACTCAAAATGGAACTAATTACCCAGCTATTTTATTTAGAAATGTAAAATTGACACAAGGTACATTTATTACAAACTCAATAGAAGTTACAAGAGAAATTGGAACAGGAAATAATAATATAAAAGAGTTAAAACAAGATTACGGAAGTTATGCTGAATTTAGATACACAGTAGGATTATTAACTAATAATTTAGGTGTTTTATATGATTCAAGTGGTAATGTGTTAAAAAATTGGTTTAGATATCCAAATGTTGAAAGTTTCCCTTTATTACAAATGCTTATAGCTAGACAATATTCAAATCTATTAAGTAAGAATTTTGGTACATTAGAAGCAGATTTAGGTACATTTCAAACTGAAAAAGGACTAAACTATTTAGACAAAGTTTATTTAGTTACTGACCCAAATACTACTCCTTTAACTTACGATGGTAAAAAGTTTCTTTTAAATAGAGCAAGTGTAATTCCACAAATAGACGAAGTTGATTCAATGCAAATTATAGAGATTACGGATGTGGATAACGAATCAACTGAAACAATACAATACATAGATTCATAAAAAGATTAAATTTGCAATATGGCAGACAAAGTACAGGGCAATAACATAATGTTGTATTATTTTGAACCACCTTCGGAGGCATATCCAGCAGGTAGGGATATTCCGTTTTCTTGTTCTACAAATTGCACATTTAGTGTAAGCGTTGACCAAAAAGAGGTAACAAGCCAAACAAGTGCGTGGTATAGAGAGTTTAAAAACGACATAGCTTCTTGGAGTGTAACTTGTGATGGTCTTATAACTTTGGATGGTTATGGCTATTTATTCTTACTTGAGCAACAACAAGACCGCACAACAATTTTAGTAAAGTTTGTTATTGACAATGGAGTTGATGGTTTGGTAGTAATTAGTGGGGATTGCAATTTAACAAGTTTACAAATTAACGCACCTTATAAGGACATTGCAACGTATAGTGTATCGTTACAGGGTACAGGTGCTTATGCTACAACAGGAACTGAAATCAATCCTGAAGGGGTTGTAATTGTTGCTGGAGGTGCGGTTTACACAAAGGGAACAACGGCAGCAGGTGGAGAAACTACAATCACTTATGGCGATATGATAGGCAAGGCTTGTCTTTATGTTTCTCGTGGTGGTATAGATGTTCAGGATATTTTAACGACAGGAACGGCAGTTGATGAGCAAGTGAAGTGGAATAGTACGACAGGAGTATTGACATTTGGAAGGGTATTAGAAAGTGGGGAGTTTATTAGGGC